CCTCGCAAAGAAGTGTTGAAACTGGTTTCGTCTGCTGCTTCGTTTTCAAGACGCAATGCAGGAGTAAATGGTGAACCAATTCCAGGATTACCATATAGTTGACTATTTCCAGTAAACCACGATTGTGAACCTTCAAATGCCTGTGTATTTACAATGGTTTCACTGTCAGTAGAATCGTTGTCAAAATAAGTGTTGGAACCGCCACTCCATCCAGCTTGTATAACATTGTTTGCACTTTGACTAATTGGTTCTACCAAATAATCTTCAAACCCTATGATAATTTCATCTGGAACTACTTCTTCTTCTTTTTGCTCTTCTTGTAGAGGTCCAAGACGATACACATTACGTGATTTACCAATCTGCCATCCAGTAAAGTATCCCAAACCAGAGTAAGTAACATTGGCAGGTGTGTTTTTAGTTGCGTTTAACACGCGTTTTGTTGTTCTTCGAAACATCATTTTATTTATATTATTTATATTGGAATGATATTAAATTTTATAATAGTTAAACCAATATGTTTTCAAACATATCTTTTATAATTTTATCAAGAGTATCGAATTGTCGTTTCCATCCAAGTTGTTTTTCTGCTTTGCTACTATCTCCCAATAACAAATCTACTTCGTATGGTCTAAAATATTGTTCATCAATGATAACTCTTGCTTGTCCATGTTGGTCAATTCCATATTCATCAACTTCATTACCAGTTTTATTTTTCCATTGTATTTCATATCCTTTATAAGCAAATGCTTTTTCCACAAAACTACGCACTGTATGGGTTTCTCCTGTAGATAAAACGTAATCATCAGGAGTTTGTTGTTGTAACATTAACCACATGCCCATGACGTAATCTTTGGCATGTCCCCAATCGCGTTTACTATTTAAATTACCTAATCGGATAAGGGTGCGCTTTCCTTCAGAAATCTCTTTAACACCATTAATAACTTTCATTGTTAAGAAATTAACACCCCTTCTAGGAGATTCATGATTGAACAGTATGCCATTTGTCAGAAATAAATTGTATGACTTTCTATAACATTTAACTAAGAAATGAGAATATACCTTAGCACATCCATAAGGAGATACTGGATTAAATGGAGTTTCCTCATTTTGAATATCATTTAACACTTTTCCATACATTTCGCTTGTTCCAGCTTGATAAAATTTAATTTTGTTTTGAATATTGGGAGAGAAAGACCTTATAATTTCCAATAAATGTAAGACACCAATACTATCTACTTCTGTTGTATATTTTGGAAGTTCAAACGAAACTTTTACGTGACTTTGTGCACCTAGATTATATATTTCAAGAACATCAAAATCTTTATTTTTTTTAATAATATCATTTAAATATGTATTTAAACCGCAAAAATCAGTTAAATCTCCATAGCGAAGTGTTATATTATATCGTAAATGTTCGATACGTTTATTTGTATATAGTAAAGATGTTCTCCTAACAAACCCATACACTTTATAATTTCTTTCCCATAATAATTCTGTTAGATAAGACCCGTCTTGACCAGTAATCCCACTAATAAATGCTAATTTCATTTTAATATAAATAGTTATTAGTGTTTATATTGTTGTAAAAATAGTTATTATTAAATTGAAAACATTCTATCTATATAAACATACATATATGAATACCTACATATATAATAACTAATACCATCAATAATACTTAAAACTTCCATATTATTATACAATAAATAACAAACAACAGGTAAATATCATAAAATGGATTATTTGTATATATTGTATTGTGTTCAAATACTAATCATTGTATTATACAACGTATCTGTAAAGTTGTATAATAATAAAAAATTCTTTTATTTAAATGGGAGAGATGCTTCTATAAATAACAGTGAATTACTAACGCTTCCATTAGATGATATTGATGAGTGGGGGCAATATGTTAATATAGAGTTGATATAATTTACTTGTGTTTTCGTGTTTTATGTTTTCTCCCCTTCTTTTTCGCGGTCTTTTTATGCTTTTTACCACCACGTTTAACAGTTGAAGATTTTGATTTGCTTTTGCTTTTGCTTTTGCTTGTCTTTAACTTTGTGTGCTTCATTGTTTTAAGTTGCATTGCTTCTTCTATTTCATTTGTTATGGGGTTAATAATTAGCAAGTATGGATGGACTTCATTTCCACATTTACACTTTTTGATTAAACGTTCGTCTTTTTGTGTTTTTTTTGTGTAATTTAAAAATTGGTTTGCTATGCTTTTTCTAGACATATTATTTATATAAATAATTAATATTTTATTAATTATTTATTATTTACTATTTAATATTGAACTATATGGTTAATATTGCGTCACCAAACCTTATTAAAAATCAGCATCAAAGTTAAATGCTTCGCTCTTATTTTCACAAGAACTAAGTGAATAGTCTCCAACGCGCTTTTCAAAAAAGTTAGTTTTACCTTCCAATGAAATCATTTCCATAAAATCAAATGGATTACTTGAATTAAAGATTTTACCATAACCCAATTGTTGACTTAATCGGTCGGCAACAAACTCAATGTATTGCGACATTAACTTGGAATTCATACCAATCAACTTACAAGGCAATGCTTCCAATATAAATTCTTTTTCTATTTCCACTGCTTCTTTAATCAATTCAAATACCTTTGCTTTTTTTGGTTTACGTTCCAATTTATTAAACAATAATACGGCAAAATCAGTGTGCATTCCTTCATCACGTGATATCAATTCATTGCTAAACGTTAATCCAGGCATTAATCCGCGCTTTTTCAACCAATAAATACTACAAAATGAACCAGAAAAGAAAATACCTTCTACACAAGCAAATGCGACTAAACGCGTGGCAAACGATGAACGGTTGTCTTGAATCCATTTGATTGCCCAATCTGCCTTTTTCTTAATACATGGGAAGTTATCAATGGCGCGAAACAATTTGGTTTGCTCTTCTCTATCTTTAATGTATGTATCGATTAGCAAACTATATGTTTCACTGTGAATATTTTCCATCATTAGTTGGAATCCATATGTAGCACGAGCTTCTGGCAATTGAACTTCGCTTAAAAAACGCTGTCCTAAATTTTCCAATACAATACCATCACTTGCGGCGAAGAACGCTAATACCATCTTAATAAAATGCTGTTCTTTTTCTTTTAATGAGTTCCAATCTTTTAAATCTTTTGAGAAATCAATCTCTTCGGCTCGCCAAAAGCAATCCATCATTTTTTTATACATCTTCCATATATCCTGGTCTGATAATGGAAACATTACAAATCGGTTGGGGTTTTCTGTTAGTAAAACTTCTTTTTGAGATTGCGACATCCTAAATAATAATGGTATATATTTAAATATTTTCCATAAATTTTATTTTTTTGGTGAAAATTATTTTGTGAAACATCTCTCCCCATTTTATTTTGTAAAAACAATAAAATCTCGATTAACTATTTCAATCTCACACAAACAACATATTTAGAAAAAGGGAGAGATGTATATTACAAGCCAACTCAATGGTTAGATTTACAAGATTATTTTACCTTTATTATATATCAATAATGAACGTGGATAAAGGGTTAAGTAGTATTAAAAATAAAAACAAAATTTACTTAAGAGATATACAAGACAAAACAAACAAAAGTAAATGGATAGACGTGTTAAACAATAAACCAAACAAAGCAATTGAAGAGTATCATAAAATATTGTGTAAAAACAACCCTGAAAATAAAGGGTTTTGTAACTTGCTTGACTTATTTAAAATATTGGGCGCGTTAGAACAATTAAACAAACAACCAGAAATAACGCGACAGATGGTAGAAACACACGAAAAGGAAAAAGAGGAAATTAAGGAAAAGTTAGAAAGCAAGTATGAAAAAGAGAAATCAGACATTAAAGAACAATTCTCTCAACAAATTACTCAATTGGAAAATGAAAAGGGAGAGATGTTAAAGAAAAACACTCAATTACAAACAGAAGCAGAAAGCAAGACAGCAGAACTTATCAGTGAAAATGAGGTACTAAAACAACAACAACAAACCGCAAACGAAGATTTAATAAAAATAAACAATGCAGTGGAAGATTTATTGAAATACATCAATCAAATGTCTGAAACAGTGGATAAAGACAAAGCTTCTATCATAAAAGAAGCACAAGAAAACATACAACGGGGTATGCCTCAAACTAGTGGAAAAACCAAAGAAGAGATACTTGAAAACCTTAAGAAAATACAAGAACGACAACAAAATCAAGAACGACAATAATAACAGCAACAAGAACAAGAACAAGAACAACAACTACAATAACTGTTTATTTTTCCCCATTTACATTACAAATAATTATATAAACATATTTATATAATTATGGCAACACCACCTCCTCCTCCTCCATCACAATCAATCAATGAGCCTTCTAGCATAAACGCGGATACGATTATTTCGAAAATAGAGGGCATTACTGAAAAGATTAGTGCTCTTAAGGTAAATATGCAAAAGCGTATTCAAACGATGCAAATGCAATTAGAAGCATCTACCACAAATTCAGATAAAAAATCAGAAGAACTTCAAGAACGAATAAAAAAACTTATTCAAGAATTGGAAAAAACCAAACAAGAAAAATCTAATTTAAACACAGAATTGGAAAAATTAAAAGCTATTGACACTAAATTAACTACTTTAGAAGGCAATGTTCAGGAATTGATTGATTCTAGTGCTGAGTCTGGTTCTGAACAAGAAGGTGGGTATCAATACAAAAGTAAAAACAAAACACGTAGCAAACGCATCATCAAACTTAACAAGTTTGGTTTGTTGAAATCGCGTTCCAAAACAAACAAAAAATCCAAAAAAATAAAGAAAAAACCTTTAAAGTCTAAGTTGAAGAGACGTGTTAAGGGGAAAAGTGTTAAAAAGGGAGGGGCAAAGAAAAAGAAGTCACACACCAAAACCAAAAAACATTTAAAATCCAAGAAAGGTCGTCGTCACCATAAGTAATTTAGGTATAATATTTAATCTATCATTAGTTTATATATTACAACACATCACATCACAAAACTATAATGAGTAAATTACCAATAAATACAACTATAGCAATGACATTTAATAAGTATTTCAATGATGCGCGCGACGATGATATAGAGAAATGTAAAGACGATACTATAAAAAAGGCGAGGGACAAGATAACTTACATGGCGGAAACAATTAACGACAATATTAAAACATCTACAGACATGGTATCAACATCTAGTAAGTTGAAAAGTTTAATAATAGATTACAACAATTTTATAAATCATTCGTTAAATGTGAAAGATTGGTCGTCTGGACATCAAAACATACTTAAACTAACTGGTAAATATTCCACACTACTATCCAACCTAATTAAACGTGACAAACAATTAAAAAAACAGTGTGATGAAAAAATGAAGCAACCACCACAACATCCCTTAAAACCAATAATTAAGTATTTCAGTACGTTAAAACAAATAACAAATCACTTTTACTTACCAGCATACGTTGTATTGAAACTGTTGCGTTATCAAGACCTTACATTTAAAGCCAAAAAACACGCAGAAGGTTTACAACACAATATAAAACTTAACACGATATTACAAGTAAATGGTTCACAACGTAGAAGAGAAGCAAAGTTGTTTAAAAACTTCTTTAAATTTATAACCACTAATTTTAATATATCTATTCAAAACGATGCTACATTAAACCAAAACATCCATCTGTCAAATACCCCGGCAAATATTGAAGCAATAGACAAATACATTGAAACCATGGAGTCTTTTTTAAAATATTTTAAACAAAATGATATACCATCATCCGCATCATTGGCAAAGGCAATACTAACTCAAAATGAAGTAAAAACATATGAAAATATACGAAAACACTTTGAATTTATTAACGAACGAGCGTTCGCATTGGGTGAATACTTTAACTTTATACTAATAAGCCCAGCAAAACAAGGAAAACGAGGTGACCATTTAAAGGTTTCCAATTTTAAAAAGTATATTGACGCTATACGTAAAAAACTTCTAGGTGGTATTCAAACAAAATACAATACACCACCACCTCCCTCTTCATCTTATCCTTCGTCTTCAAAATCAAAAGGAGTAAGTAGTTTTGAAGACCAGTTTATAACCAAAGAATTACCTCAACAACAGCGTAACTTTGATGAAGAACTGTATGATAGAAATGTTGCAAGAGGTGCTTATATACCAAAACCAACACGTAGAGCTCCATCAAGACCACCAACCTACAATCCTGAAACGATAATAACTGATTATTCTGATAGAGAGGCACAACGAGCAATAGGAGCAACTAAACCATTACCTCCAATGTCATCATCTACACTTCCACCCATTGATTTATCTAGTTTAGATAAGTATAGTCAAGGGCGCAGTTTTAAAGACCGAAACAAACAAGTATCACGTCAAACACGCAAAAAACGATTCAATACAGGTGCGGAACGAAATACTGCTAGAAGTTCATTTAGAGGTGGTAAAAAAACAAGAAAAAACAATAAAAACAATAAAAACAATAAAAACAATAAAAACACCAAACGGAAACAAATGAAGCGTGTAAAACATAAAAGACATAATAAAAACCAAACAAGAAAAAACAAGTAATTTAGAAATTTTTTTTAGCAGTGTATTGTATAATGAAAATCCCCGCTATTTTCAAAAATCAAGTTCTTTACTATATTGTTCTAGCATTTTCCGTTCTTAATGTTCTAGGATATGTAAGTATGAAAGCATGGGAATGTTTAGCATTGTTTTGTTTGACTGCTTACATTGTAAACATGCAAGTTAACAATGTTACGGTTGGATTGTTGGCTGGTATCTTTGTTGCCAACTTTATCTTTAGTTGCGGTCGTGTCAAGGAAGGTCTTGAAAACGCCCTTCAATCACCAGAAAAAGATGTAGAAAAAGCAGAAGAAGCTTTGGAACGCGCACAAGAAAAAGTACAAGAATGTGCTGAGGGAGAAGAAATGGTAGACGGTGAATGTGTAGCCGTAGCAGATGAAGCAATGACCAACGCCAAAAAAGCAACCGATGTTGCCAAAAAGGCAATTGCCGACATGCAATCCATGTTGAAAATGTAAATCCTCATACATTAATAACACTAATTATACATTAATAACACTAATTATACATTAATAACACTAATTATACATTAATAACACTATGATTAATTTTATTTTATATACAAAATATATAAAATGAAACTACCAAAGGGAGTGAATAAGATGTTGAAGAAAATGAAACTAACCAAACTACTTCAAAGTAAAATATTACTTTATGTTGTTGCTGTAGTTGCGTTGATTTATGTGGTTCAATTATTAAATGAACGAAAAAACAACATGGTTGCTATATTTGCTATTAGTGCTTTGCTTTCTACTTATTTTAGCAAAAATATGATTGTTAATTTAGGGATTGCATTAATTGTAACAATCTCTATTGGTGCTTCCAATATTCTACAAGAAGGGTTTAAAGACAAGGAAGAAGGGGAAGAATCCGAAGAAGACGAAAAAGAAGAAGACAAACCAAAAAAGGAGGGTATGAAGGGTAAGAAAAAAGATAAAAAAGCATTTTTTCTTAATGTGGATGATGAATGCGTTGAAGCAACACCATCGGATTGTGCTGAAGGCGAATGTTATACCAATAACAAATGTACTGAAAAATTCGGACAACGTAGTGTTCCAAAAAGCACACCAGCATCGGTAGACGGTAAATCCGACAAACCAGGTGACAGAATCGATTACGCTTCTACATTGGAATTGGCATACGATAATTTACAAGGTATGTTGGGTGAAGGGGGAATGAAAGGATTGACCGATGAAACCAAACGTCTTGTATCTCAACAACAATCTTTAATGGAATCATTGAAAACAATGACCCCAATCATGAAAAGCGCCAAAGAAACACTTGACAATATGGAATTGCCAGATATGAAGGAAATGCAAGGTATGTTGAGCAAACTTAAAATAGGTAAAAAATAAACACCCCTACATACTAATAATAAACAACAAACAACAAACAATAAACAATAAACAACAAACAATAAACAATAAACAATAAACAATAAACAATAAACAACAAACAAATAAAATCATAACTAACTAAATCGTGTATGATTTTATTTATATTCAATGTATATAATGAAAAAATATTGTCCACCAGGAGTATTATGTATAGAAAACACTACAATGATGTTTTTAATTTTGATAATTGTTTTAAGTGCTGTTGTATTAAGTATTGTATTGAAAAAGGTAAGATTAAATATGAATATTATAACACCATCCCACGTTAATCATAAATCACAACATCATCATAACCACACTATACAATCCAATCGTCCTGGTTTTTTTGGTATATTTAATCATCCAAGCGACGTGTTTTTAAATCCCCATGCACCGCCATTGAAAAATGGAATGTATCACCCAAACAATAGTAGTGACCCACGTGGAATTCCTATTAATACACCAACACAATCCAGAGACAGTGAATACAGTCAAATGGGGGTATTGACGCGTGAAAATGGGAAAGAAACCATTCTGCCATTGATGGGTCGTGTATTGATTAGTAACCGTAGTAAATTTCAATATTATACTATAAGCGATAAATCCAATGTAAAACTCCCTATTTATCATAAAAACAAAAATAGCACCAATGAATATGGTTGTGATGAGTTATTTAATGGGGATAAAGTGTATGTGGAAGGGTATCGTGATGTATTTGTTGTGTCTATTTATGAAAATTCAGCACCTCGATATATTCCATATGTATAACCCCTTCGTTAAATAGTATTAGTATAATAAAAATAACATAATTCAATTAAATCAATAATATTAAACATAAAATATGTTATAAATGTATATGATAAATACATTACTAGACGATTATAATAAAAATTACAAGACAACCAACAAACGTCAAAATTCATTAGGGTGTTTAAAAGAGTTAAATCAACAATCCATAAACAATACAGTAATGTATTTAGATGAATGTAATGATAATTACACTGCTTATAGAATACGATTTAACGTTATTACTTCATTGAAGTATGGTGAAAAGTTAGGAAAAGATGTTAGTGGTAATTACAATGTATTTTCCAATGGTTATTTTCAACAAACTATAAGATGGTGGTATGCTGAGAACCGTTACAAAACATATGAATATATAGAGAAAGATTTAGATGAATTTACAAGATATTTAGAAACATATTACAATAATGTTTTGATGTCTGAAGGGTTTAAATACTCACGTGTTTCAAAGGACGGTTGTTATTACAAAGTAATGACATTCAATGATGAGTTAATTTTGTTTATTAAACAGTTGGTAACTGGTATATATACACTTAAAAAAACGTATTCTGAAAATGTAGAAAGTCCCGCTATTTTTGGAACAATATCAGGTGATGAAAAGGCCAAAGAAATTGTTGCATATATTGACCATAAAATAGAAAGAATGCTTTATTACAAAAACCTATTTCTTCAATTGTTTAAATAGACCCTGTAAATAAACAAATATTATAAATAAACATTATAGTATTATTAATATAATGTTTATGTAAAAAAATATTCAATCTTTAATCTTCTTTGGTTTCATCGGACATATCGTTCGTTTTCCCTTCTTCCTTTTTCTTTTTTACTTTATCTGCTTCCTTTACATGTTCTGACAAACTATATACTATACCTTTCATTATATCACCAACATCATCGGTTACCTTTTTATCGTTTTTATTATAAGATGCGGCGATATCATAATTGACTGGTGTATCGTTGTCTGTTAGTTTTTCATTAGAAAAGTCAAGTTTTAATATTACATTTGTTTTTGGAACAAATGCCTTTTGTGTTACTTCATATTTTGCTTGTTTCATTTCCTTTTTAAATTCTAAAAACTTTTTAAGTTCTTCTTTTACAGCGCCACCGGTTTGTGTCTGTTCTTCTTCTTTCTCTCCCTTTTCTTCTTTCTCTCCCTTTTCTTCTTTTTCTTTTATTATTTTCTCAATAATATTGTCTTTGTCCAAAATAACTTGATTATGAATTGCCATAAGTAGTTTGGATTTTTCATCGTAAGTATCATTATCTTTCATATCTTCTAATGTTTCATACCCTTCTCTAAAATCAATAGTATTACAATCTATGTAATATTTATCCATTGTATCAAAGTATGCTTTTGCATTTGTATACAATTCATCATTTCTTCTTTGATCGTTTTCACTATCATAATAGTTTTTAAACTTGGCAAACATTTCGGTGTCTATTTCAATTTCTTTTTTCTTCTCTTCTTCTTCATTTTCCTTTTCTTCTTCTGTATCTTTCGATTCATCATCATCATCGTCGTCAACAACTTTCTCTCCCTTTTTTGTTTCAATTATACAAACAATTTTCAATAAAGCATTCATAAATAGTGTCCATTTTTCATGTTTAGAAAGATTCGTCAATAAGATTTCCTTTACTTCTTCTTCTTTTTCCTTACTTGCCTCGTCTGTCTCTTCTTTATCTTCTTCTTTATCTTCACCTTCTTCTTTATCTTCACTTTCTTCTTTATCTTTATCTTCTTCTTTATCTTCACCTTCTTCTTTATCTTTCTGTTTTTCATCAGAATTTGATATCTCTCCCCCTTCAATATCTTTATCTTCTTCTTGTTCGTCATCTTGTGGTTCTTCAACATCTTCTGAACTAGGTGTCCATAACTCCTTGTCTTGACTATCGTCTGTATCTGTATCTACATCTACATCTACATCTACATCTACATCTACATCTGAAATAGATATATCGTCTTCTTCTGATGTAGGTGTCCATAGTTCTTTTATAGTTGCATCATTATCGTCGTCCGCTCCTCCCAACTGCTTTTTAAGATTGCGCTTTGAGTTAACAGACTTTTTGTGTTTTAATTTCAATGTTTTGTTTTTAAGATTATGGGCACGTTTTCTACCCTTACTGACATTGTTTTTTTTGTTTTTCTTATTTGATTTCTTATGAATATATCGTCTACTTTGATTTTTTGTTTTTTTTATTTTATGTAATCTTTTTTTAGTAATATTCATTTATATACATAAAATTATATTATTTTATTATATATTAATTATAATGTCTAATTCTGAAAATAAACTTAGAACAAATCTTGGAATGAAATGTCGTTCAACAACTCAATGTAATGAAAACTATTTACAATGTTTGAAAATAAGTAAAGATGACACAGTAGACATATGTGATAAAAACAATGTTAATTGTGGTAGCGAGGATAATCCAACAGGCGTGTGTTATCCATCATCTGTAAAGGCAGGTAGTATTAAAAAGTTAGAATACATTGATGAAGAAACCATTAAAAGGGAAAAAGCACAAAAGAAAAAGGCAGAAGAAAACAAAAAGAAAAAAGAAGAAATGATTGATATGATAGCAGGTATAGGAATTAGTATTGTAGTAATTGTATTGGGTGGAAGATGGGCTATTCGCAAAATCAAGCACCGTATGAAAAATGAAAATGAATAAATAAATTAATAAATAAATAATAAAACTCCTAAAATTTAGGAAATTATTATTTTATAGTTGTAAATGGATTGTATTATAATCAATTAAACTGTATTTTAGTATCATATGCTATGAAAATAAACATTACTCGATATATCTATCTCTCTATTTACAATTTACTTGCATTGTGAAGATTTTGAAGGGTAGGTTTGTAGTCTGGTGCTTGTAAATCTGGATTGGTGCGTGGAAGCATTTTACCAATAACTTCTTCTTCAACAGTTTGAGGAAACTGGTTCATTACACTAAGTTGTTTTGATTTCTTTACTTCAGAGGGAGAGAAAGTTCTTATTTCTTCTTTTTTACTACATCTCATAATAAGAATGTAGGCAGCAATAATACCAACAATACCCATAAGCATATCTAAACTAAACAAACTCAAGGCAATCATGATAACAACTGCTTTACCAACAATGGTATCGATAAGCATACAAACATTACTTGGAGGGGCAATGTCTATAACAATAAAAACGACCATCAACAAAGACAATACTAAATAGGTAGGACTACTAGGCATCATTTTTAGTAGATTTTTCATATAAGATAATATGATATTTTATTTATTGAAATTAATTACTATCAAACAAAATAAACCCTCCTAATAATATGGTAATAATTCCAAATACACTTTTGAAAATATGAGTATCTATTTTACTTGTGAAATAACTGGCAAGTGTTCCTATTATAAAGAAAAAAGATAATGTTAAAGCGTAGTTCCATTTAATACATTTACCACTATTACCATTACAAACTTCTTTTGCAAAGAAAAACACAGCAACTATACCAATTGGAAGAAGCAAAGATGCTAAAGAAGTGCCGATTGCTACTTTGTAATCTTTAACCACGTTTAAATAAACCAATAAAGGAACTATCAATATTTCTGCTCCTCCACCAACAAACGATGCAACTATACCCGTAAGTGTCCCAATAAACATAAGTTTAAATAAATTATGGTCAATTAATGGAAAAACACCATTGATGTTTTTTCTCAAGAAATCATTTTTATTTACTATATCTACGATTTCATCCAACATAAACATTATATACTATATAAAGGTAATAAAACCGCAAACAAAAACAATAAACAAAACAATCTAAACAGATTCGCTTATATTATTCGTAACGCAAATATGTCAAATAAAAACCAAAACCAAAGTATTAATGAAGACGAAGATGAAATAGCCACTTATATGGGTCAAAAAGGTTATACGATAAAAAAAGAATTTATAAGCATACAAGAGCAAAATCTAATTAAAAAAGAATTAATGATGAAACCATATGTTCCTAAAAACTCACTTGCCAAACCAAACTCGTTTCCAGTATTTAGAGAGTCTCATAAAAAACTATATTTACCCAAATTTTATGGAGCAAAACACTATGGTGACCCTGAAATATCAAAAATAGGGTCAGGACAAGCAATTGATATTGAATTTAAAGGGGAATTACGAGATTATCAATTACCAATTGTGGATACATACATGAAAGCAGCAGAAGAAAAAGGAGGGGGATTGTTAGAACTTCACACTGGTGCTGGTAAAACAGTTTGTGGTCTTAGAATTATATCTAAAATCAAACGGAAAACACTTATCATCGTTCACAAAGAGTTTTTATTAAGGCAATGGGTAGAACGAATAGAACAATTCCTTCCTACTGCCAAAGTTGGAAGAATACAGGGAAGTATCATAGACATTGAAGGTAAGGACATCGTAATTGGAATGCTTCAAAGTTTAAGTATGAAAAACTACGATATCAAATTATTTAGCGATTTTGGACTTACTATTGTAGACGAAGTTCATCACATTAGTAGTGAAGTATTTAGCAGGGCACTTTTCAAGATTGTTACTAGGTATACGTTGGGTCTTTCTGCTACTTTAACTAGAAAAGATGGACTGACTAAGGTAATAAAGATGTTTTTGGGAGACGTTGTATTTAGCAAAAAAAGAAAAGGAGAAAACAAGGTTTTGGTAAAAGCAATTGAATATATAAGCGGCGATGGTGAGTTTGATAATGAAGTATTGAATTGGAGGGGGCAAGTAAATTACACGTCTATGATTAAAAAGTTATGTGAATACAATAGGCGAAGTGAGTTTTTGCTACATGTGTTAGAAGATACTATCAAAAAGGGTAATGTAGAAGACCAAATCATGATATTGGGACACAATAAAAACTTACTGCGTTATTTGCATGATGCTATAAAACATCGTAATATTGCCACAGTAGGGTATTACGTTGGAGGAATGAAGGAGCAAGATTTAAAAATAAGCGAAGGAAAAAAGGTTATTATTGGAACGTATGCAATGGCAGAAGAAGGGTTGGATATTAAAACCCTTACTACATTATTGATGGCTACTCCAAAGGTTAGTGTAAATCAAGCAGTTGGTCGTATTCTTAGAAAAAAAGACCATGAAGCAGTAGTTATTGATATTGTTGACGTTCATAGTATATTTCAAAGGCATTGGACCAAGCGATTAAGTTTCTATAAAAAGCAGAAATTTAAGGTAATTAAAAGCGATAGCAATAATTATGACGACGATGATGAATGGGATACTATTGTGGAAAGAAAGGGTGAAACACCATTTACCAAAGCGAAAGGAAAGGTAGTAAAGAAAGGGAAAAAGGCAAATCAATCCAATAAACCCAAAAAAACCGCGTTAAAAATCAAAGTTGGAACTGAAATATTAAATAGGACTTGTTTAATCGATGACGATGATTAAAAATCAAATTATTTTATTGTAAATATAATTTACTTACAATAAAATCACAATCTATTAATTATTTAATATAATAATAATGTATAATTAATGTCACACGTTAAGGTTGCTGAGTTAAAATCGGTAAAAGACACAAAAACGCCTGTTAAGGCAGACGATGTAGTCAGTATTGGTAAAGATATCGTTAAGATATTTCCATCTGGCGTAAATCTTAAAAACATGGCAGATGCTACCATGAAGGTATTGTCTAAGGTTACAACACTTTACCACTTAAATGGCGAACAAAAAAAGGATTTGGTAGTAGATATCCTTTGCTACGTTGTAGACAACACAGATGCTGGTGCGTTGGAATTTCTAGATCCTGTTATCAAAGACATGCTTCCAGGATTGATTGATACACTTATAATGGTTGATGGTGGTAAACTACACATTGCCAAACCAAAGAATTGTGTCAACAAGTTAAAATCATGCTTACCATGCAAGTAAATATTTCTATTTAAAAAACTATCTAACAAACTATCTAACAAACTATCTAACAAACTATCTAACAAACTATCTAACAAACTATCTAGTTATAATCTTATTATAATATTTTATCCATTCAAAAACAGTTTCTCGTCTACCTGGTATTTCAGAACCAATATTGTTTGTATCTAAGTAATTAATTAATATTCTATGTTCTACATATTCATTATTTTGATAGTTTAAAAGACTGTCTATAAATGATGTATAGTGATTGTTCCAATGACATAACATATCGGTTGCTATTTTCCTACAATAATACACGGGTAAGTGTTTTAATCTATTTTCATTTTTAATATAATCAACATTCCAAATAGGAAACAAATCTATTTCACAAACGATTTTCTTATATATATCATGATACGTACCATCAAATTCATAAATTAAACCTAATATTTGTTTAGGCAAGTCAAATAATCTATTGGAACCTCGTTGTATTGTGTTATCCTTTATAATTTCCTTCATACTAAATAATATTTATTCTATTAATATTATTTAATCTAATTAACTTAATATAATTTAATTAACTTAATATATTTTAATTAACTTATCAAAGAACGTATGTATATGTATATGTATATGTATATGTATATGTATTTACTTTTTATAGTGGTTGTAGTTATCAACACAGTTAATGTTGGTTTTTGTAATACCCATTGGTCCCAAAGCATTGTGTGGAGGAGTTACATTTGGTGATTCAAATGAAGTTCCAATAGGAGTATTGCTTTGGTATTGACTGTAACCACTACCTCCTTTTTGATGATGTTTTTTTCCCTTTTTCATAGTATTACGCTTTTTCCCCTTCTTTTTCTTAAGTGACTTAATTTTTAAATGCTTTCTTGACTTACGAGTTTTGTTTTTCTTTGACTTACCCTTTTTTGCCTTTTTCCCTTTTTTACCTGCTCCGCATTGAGAAGATACGTAACGAGACACAGGTGCATATCCACCTTGAACGGTAGAAGCATCGGCAGCACCTTCATTGGTGTATCCATAACCAATACGGTTGTTAAAAATAGCTACACCTTTGCTACCACCACAATGATTGTATTTAACTGGACCAGAATAACCAAATCCCATATTGGATTTGGCATTGTTCGCCAACGAGTTCATTGTGGCACCATAAGCACCACCCTTCTGTGTTTTGTTTTTAATCTTGCGTCCATTTTTTCTCGCTTTCTTTTTGTTATACGCTTTTTTGGTTTTCATGTTTGACTTTGGCATTATATAATAACCACACAAATTATTTTTCAATAAACATTAATTCTTGTTTTTCAGTAATTGGTTTGTTGGTAAGTGAAACAGGTTCCCATTTGTTATATTTTTTATTAAATACGCATTCAATGTTGTATGTTTTGTTTAACATATATTTATTTAAACGCGTATCTTCAAAACAGTCTTCGTCTTCACTTTCCTCAATTAAATCAATGTCATCGTTTTCACGTATGCATCTAAATAATTTATTCATAAATTTGCTTGTTTTGATACTTCCAATGTATGCGTATCCAATATTTTCTAAATCTTTTCCTTCATTACAATACAAACTATACACATCTGGTTGTATTTCAGCTTCTACTTTAAATACCGCGTGTTTCATTTGATTGACTTCTACGCGTTCGTTTATATAAATATTGTCCGTCCAAGAACGATGTTGAACACAATATACATTGTATGGTAGTTTTTCTAGTTTTGATTTAATGATATCATATTGATTACTTATCAATGGTAACTTAAACATATATTCGTTTTTAATGTATATTTTTTGAGCAATACTTTGTTTTAACATATCAGAAACAATACTAAGTTTAACAAACTGCGACTCAAACAACATTTTTTTGTTTTTGTAGTAAAATATATTTTCAATGCTAAATAGATTTTTTCCGTTTAATAAGACATGTGTTCCATATAAAATGGTTCCGGTCCCAATACATAATACTGGATCAAAGTTACAAGCAACTATTTTTATTTGTTGAAAACTTTTTGTTTTAAACACGTAACTTAAACTAATACAAACTGGTCGCCCGTTCAAGTAAGTAAACCAAATAAAATACTTTTTACCCATAGGAATACTAATATAAAACCTATTGTTAACATCAACCTTGTTATGTAAAGTTTTTTCATAAAAAGGTTTTATATTTGGAAACTGTGATATCAAATACTTGCGCTCTTTATTTAGTAAGGAAGGGTTGTGTGTATGATTGTTTCGTTTTGATTTTCGCTGCATGTATGGATATGACATTGATATATATTAGATTGACGATGCTTTTAAATATGTTTAATAATTATATTTATGAATGCGGTTTCAATCAGTAAGTGGAAAATCCAGGGTCAGAAAATGAACTTGTAAAACTAGATGAGCCATCTGAAATAGCGTTTTTACTTGTAGATATACTATTGTTTAAAGCACTGTTATTATTATTTGATTTTTTTAAATCCTTCAAGTAGTTTTTAAGTTCATTTTTCATTTTTGATTGTGAAGCATTGTTGATATTACTACCATCGTCGCGGTTATCACCATTACCTTTAATGTGACTATCACTTGGATATATATTTTTGTTTATTTTCTCATACATTTCCTTGTATTTTTCACGTGGAAGATTAACTAAATCCCTTGTTTTTGGTGTAGTCAAGTTGGTTTTTAAAAAAATATAAATATAATGGGCGCATAAAATTAAAACTAATGAAATAATTATTCTTTGTAAAATCCAAAATATCATATACATAAACTTATATTAACTTTGACAATAAATAACTCATCGTTTCTTGAAAAGAAAAGTCTGTTTCACTTAAATGGGAGAGAAAGTATGCATCGCATATCTCTCCCTTTTCAGTTTTCTCAATAATAAAAGATACATTACATTTCTCATTTACTTTAAATATTTCTTCAGTAACAACTATGTTTTTATGATTTATTGGTAAACTACTCACCTTTTTCTTTATCCATTCATTGTCATCAACGTATACAGTATACTTGTCTAAATACTTGTCTAACTTGTAATAACAATTTTCATTAGACGCTTTTTCTGTATTTATAAAGTTTTTGTAATATTGATTATTATAAATAGTATAATATCCGTTGTCTGATAATATAATATTTTTGGTTTCACTTTCATAATACAAACTGTTTTTAAGTTTGGTAAAATTTACCTTTTCAAGTTTTAGTTCATCAATATAATATTTCATTTAATATATTTATTTGAAACTATTTAAACCGATTTAATAAGTTAATTTATATATGGTAAAAATTGTTTTGGTAAATAAGAATGCTTCATTGGTGGAAAAATCAGTGAAAAGTATTAAAGTAAATGAGTTACATAAAAAGTGTAATTTGAAATCAAGTGCTAATTTCACCAAACGTCATACTTGGAAAGTAAGTAATAACTTTTATTCGGTTTATGCGAAAGATACAGGTCGTTCAAACAGTGAAAACAAATACGACTTACCACCTCCAGTAGACGAGGCGTTGTATTTCAATACAATGATTTTATTAAAACATAGCAATTCAACACCAACTGATGATACCATTGTTGATTTAACCAAAGATGAATGGGAAAAAACATACGAAACTTTGTTTGGAGGATTTGAAGATTTAAACAATTCTGAGGAACCAAGTGAAGACGAAGAAGAATTTTCAGATAGTGAAAAAACAAAGGAAGGATACCATAAAGATGGTTTTGTGGTAGACGATGAAGATGAAGATGATGAAGATTATGTCCCTCAGGAAGACGATGAAGAAGATTTAGAAGAAAGCGCCAGTTATGATGAAGATGACTCAGAAGAATACACAGAAGGAAGCGAAGAATACACAGAAGGAAGCGAAGAATACGAAGAAGGAGACAGTGATGATGATGAAGAAGAAGACAGTGAAGACGAGGATGAAGAAGACAGTGAAGAAGAGTATTATTCTGAATTAAGTGAAGATAGTTACTGTTCTAGTGATGAGGAATAAATCACTAATAATATCAATAAAATACAACAGTCAATAAAATACAACAATCAATAAAATACAACAGTCAATAAAATACGATAATCAATAAAATTAATATATTTAATAAATTGAATTTAAATATATTGAAACCAATTATATTAACTTACACTTAGATACTTAACTATGAAAGTAGAAAACCCTGAAACAATACGCAAAAATGTTTGTAATACCTTTAAGGAAAGTTTTGATATATCAGACCATACAATTGCTAAAAACATAGAAATAAGTATATTTAACTATACATTAAAAGAAGCAACACGAAAAAAGATTGTTAAAAAATGGGAAAACAAGTATTTTGTTCAATTGTATGTAAATCGGTTAAGAACATTAATGTCAAATATGAAGGCAAATTCAACCTTACTATCTTCTATTAAAAATAAGAAAATATCTAAAAAAGCATTGGAAAACTTAACCCATCAAGAAATGAATCCAAAAATATGGAAATCATTGATTGAGGCCAAGATTAAAAGAGATAAAAATATGACATCAGACAATATGATGGCAGCAACTGATCAATTTAAATGTTACAAATGTAAAAAAAGAAAGTGTACCTATTATGAAATGCAAACACGTTCAGCAGATGAACCAATGACAACCTTTGTAACTTGTTTAAATTGTGGAAATAGATGGAAGTGTTAATGGAAATAGATGGAAGTGTTAATGGAAATAGATGGAAGTGTTAATGGAAATAGATATATAAAATAAATCATAAAAAATATAACATTTTAAAATGTTATATTTTTTATATATGACTACTTTATTGTCTAATACTATATTTCATCATAATTTACAAAAAGGGTCAGTTGAATATATTAATACATATCCATTTGTAGAAATAAATCATCAAATGTTGGAAACAAACGTGCCTAACAATTCTATTGAGCAATTAAACATTTCACTTTTGGATGCTCAAAAATACATTGTTCAACGACCAAATTACATAGGATTTACATTTGATGCAAGTCAAAATATAGCAAATATACAAGACATATCACGTGGAACAATTGGAAATGCTTATTTTTTTAAAGACAACAGCACACTTACATCTGCTACAGACATAAAAGTATATTTGATTAAAAACAACGGAATGACAGAAGCACAACACACGGAAACAGAAGGTGAGTATTATTTTGGTGATTTAGACCGCGTGAAATTTACAATACCTACTACCGACGTTTCTAATATAAACCAAACCATAACCGATTTATCAGAAAACTTAACCTATCTGTCTAGTTTTATACCAGCAGACATGATTAATGAAATAACTGAGATAAACGTAGAAACATTAGAAAACGAAGAAGTATACGTAGATTATTATTTTTACATATGGGAAGACATCAATGGTCCATGGTTTAACGGTTCCTCTCTTTCTATGACACCAAACCATCTACAACTAACCAATTCTAATTATAGCATACGACCAATAACATTTAATGATATTTCTAACCAACAACAAATCGACCAAAGCGACATAAACGGACGAAACCTTTATACTTATAATTTCAACGAAACAAACGCAAGTGATACTTCATCCAACTATGTTCGCGTCTTTAAAATAAGCGGAACATATGGAACAAACAATGGACTTCCTGAACAACATTCATTAATACTTCCAAGTCCAAAATACACAAAATACAACTTTCTTTGGACATATTCCATTAAAGACAGTTACAAATTAAGTTTTACAAACATATATAACAATACCATTGAGTATTTGTTGGAAGGATACGCACCTTTTTTTACACCAAACTTAAACATTAGCGGTATATCATGGCAATACGACTATTTTTCAAACATGGGTGCATTAACATCACATTATTCAACATTGGAAGTAGAAAGAGTATACAAAGCAACTAATCTCATAAATTTGTCGTATGATACCGGTGTTATTACACTTACCATACCAGAACAAGACCAATACGACATATCTGAAAATTTTATTAAACGGTATCAACCCGACAATAGACAAGGAACACGATATTTACTAGACCCTATTGACCGAACCAATTACATCCATTTATTTGAAAACAAAGAAATAGTAAAACTGTGCTACAACATTTACATTTTTATCAATGAAAATATTCAGTATGGATTAACATCAACCGGAACACCAATTGATTTGTCAAATAATGAATTAACCAGAAATCAAACGGTATATCCGTATGGTGATAATTTTGTAGATATTAGTTATTCCGAATTAATAGAACTAAGTGATAATATAGTTTATTTTCAAACCATACCACAAAGTAATATTGACTATGGTGATGTACCATACAATGGAACCAACAGTTTTGATATTTCACGCAATAGATACAATAATGAAGACGATATTGACGGAACACCATTGGACGTAAGTGCACAATCCGTTATTAGCAATGATACCGTAAACAAATATTTTGCATATGAAACAAACACTAGTTTAAATGTAGAAATATTAAGACTCCGTCGTAATGATTTAATAAATACACCTTATTATGGTCATTTGGTATCATCTGCCGATTGGAATGTTGTTTATAAAATGTTTTATGTATTACCTACCACAAACAATCATTTGTATAGCATGGAAAGTAACGATTACTATATTAGATGGAATTACAGTGCGATGAGATATTACTACAATAAATCATCTCCAATAGACTACAAACAAGCATATTATGAAAAAACCAGTTTAAATAGTGGCATTAGTAACTTAAAAGAGTTTGATTTTACAGAGTTTGAACGAAGAGTTTATCCCAACACATTACTTGACATTTCATATACAACTCTTCCATTTCCCGATGGTGGAGGCACTCCTGATTTTTTTTACAAAAATTTAAAAGTGACACTGCCTTCTTCTATATTATCCACGTTATCTACAAATTTATTTTTCAACCACAACGAAGACGTAAGGGCAAAAATAAACATTTATGTATTGAAACCCGATACAATTCTTGGTGTGGACCAGCAAAACAATTACGATACTTCAGACATATCCTACAATTTGTTTGATTTATCGTATTCGTTTTACGACCCGACGCGGATTGTTCCAGAAACGATTTCATTTGATATTAGTGAAAACGACTTAATAGAAAGCACATTATTGTCGGGTCAATACATATTTGAATGGAATTATGAAGTAATAGAAGATGGAGGAGTAAGTGCTGATTATTTGCCATTCGACAAAACTAGTGGGGGAGATTATCAAGTAAACAGTACGGTATTTGACGTCCCTTACAACGATTTTCTCTATGATTTAAGTGGGGTGTATATATATTCCAATTCGGATTTTACCAATTTGTTTTTGGAGTTTGCACAAGAAGATATAGAGCGATTTGTGGATTATATTAATGTTTATCATAAAACATTAGACGCAAGCAATACGCAAATCTCATTTAATTTCAACTTATTTACTCCAAACAAAGAAGCGTCTCAAAGTAGTGGTAATTTTTGGTCACTTCCACCAGGGTATCAAGGAAGGGACGACCCTAGATTGTATCAATCTCCAACCACTTATTTAAATAAGTCTATTATACCTAGTCCTGAACTGATATACACAAATGAAAACCGGTATGGAGATGTTGGATTTGATATTATAAACGCCAGTTACGTAGGTAGAACACATAATTTTTACAAACTAACAAAGGTGTATGATATTTCAAATACAACCTATCAAAATTTAGGGACAGACATTAGCGACAATTACGTAAGTGATGTTAAAAATTATATTGTAGAAATGATAATTCCAGAAGGTGAAGTAAACAATACCGATGTTAGTGCAAATTGGGGATTAGGAAGTATCGATGGTGTAAACCTTGAAAAAGTAACATCTGAATCACAAAATGGTGTTCATCTAGGAATAGCAACAGACGCATCAAACAATACAATTGCTTACTTTAAAGACGGTAATACATATTATTTGGAAAACAATAATGGGCGAAATATAACGGGAAAAGTAAGATGGTTGATGCAAGAGAAAACAAATGGGGATATATCAGTTACAGTTTCGGTAAACAATAAAAAGGGTCTTTATTTAAGTAATTTAGGGGTTCCTGCAAACGAATTAATTTATTTAGGGACAAACGATATTAGTGATGTGTCTCAAAACAACAGTTCTATAAAAATATACGACAAACGACCCGATACCGATTATATTTTACTGAGAGACATATCACGGACAGATATCATATTTCATCAAATTACAAACCCAACAGAAGTAGGCGGAACAATAACATTTCCTCAAAGTAGTGTTCATACAAATGCTACTTTTCAAATCCCTTACATTTGTAGAATGGATTACAAAATACAAGACAAAACAAATAATTTCCAATTTGAAAGCATCATTAAAACAGAGGGTAATACATTAAATGACGTGTATCATAGAGAAGCGGATTGGGATATATCGTATAATATAGTAAACAATATACAACAATACTTTTTTAATAAAACAGCGGAAAATCCATTTTATCACAAATATATTTATGGTGTAGGATTTATCTCTCCCATAGACTACGATGTGGTAGACTTTTACTATCCTGGAAAGTTAAATTTAGAATTTAATTCAAGAAATACGTCACTTATACTTGAAATACCAGATAGTAATATACTAGGTCTTAAATTTAATTTGGTTGATTTATGGAATGCTATAAACGATAATACTACTGTAAAATATCGTTATTTTGGTTGGAATTCAAAGGGAACAAAGATAACCAACTTGATAAGCAATACATTAGACCCAAACAATGTAAATGATATCAGTAATGTAGTGACTGAATTAAGTGGGGTAGATTATACTGTTGACAATGTTGATTTTATGTATGAAGTTGCGTCAAGTGTTTATTATGAATTTAATTATCCCCAAATACCAAAAAGCGTGTTTGTTATTGATAGAGAATCACTTAGAAGCGGAGTATATTACATTGCATGGTCTTATATTATAAATAACACTTGGAATGTAAATAAAATACCACCAACTTCGGACTATGACCTTTCTATGGCAACTATAATAATTCCTCCATTCCCTTACAAACCAGGAAACGTAGATATTGATATAATAGAAGACGCATCTCAAGTAGTATTATCATTATCGGAGCAAACATTGTCTGACTTATCAAGAAACATATATTTTAAAAACTTTGATTTTAGTGATATAAGTGCGGTTAAAATAAACTACTTTTTATGGACACCAAACGATGTGTATACAGTAGACAATTCTAATGGTTGGATAATACCAGACGATTACAAAGGAACAGACGATATTAGAATTAAAGAGTTTCCCGCTATTTACTATGATGAAAACACACAACGCAATAAATTCTATGATTTGTCGTATAATGGTGGGTATGGGTTAAACACGGCAAAATCATATGTGAAAACAACAATAGGTAAAAACTTAAACGATATGTCAAGTGTTGTATTTTCACCTGCTGATTTTGGATTAGATGAATTGCCTTATTCTAGCCGATATAGTAAAAATGGTTATATGGTTCCTTATATATGTAGATGGAATTATGAACTTGTGATGGAAAGTTCAAGTGAATATGCTGGTGTTTCTGTTCAGTCGGATATATCAGACAATACTGACGTTAATTATATATTTAGAGAGCCAAATTGGAATATTATTTATGACCAAAACAATAATGCTTTGTTTCAAGAAGCGGAATACAATAAGTATTTATACAATTCCGCAATATTAGTAGAAACAATTGTTCCTCCCCCTCCTCCTATTGTATTTAATAGTTACCGTTGTACTGAAGGAGGTTGTGAAAAAAAAACAACGAAAACCAAAGAACAAAAAACATTTGTTCAACGATATTCTTCGTTGTTTAATGTTGATTTTAGATTGGCTTCAAAGGTTGCTTTTGATTGTAATAAATAGAAAGCATCAAACAATCACATACAATAAGTCAATAAAAATAGTTTAATTTAATTTATTTTAATAATTATATTATACAATACTATACTAACCAATGGCTACATTTGAAGGGATATCAGTGAAAACAATGGAGTTTACCATAAATACATCCAATATAAATAAGTTTAATAATGTCAAGGTGGTTAAATTTTACAATAGATTACAGCCATATGTAATGGTTAAAACATCTATACTTAGTGTAACGGATTTACCGTCATGGAATACAAGACAATTGGTTTTATTTAATTTTGAAGATGGAATGAATTTAACCAATAATGGTACTGGTAAATTAATTGCTCAGTATGTTTCTGAAACTATCACAGACGATGACTTTGATTTTTCAGAGTATACTTTGTTTAAAGTAATAAAAATAAAGGCAATTGGTGGAACAGAGGAATTTAAAAACATACAACAACCAATCAACGAGTTTCAATTAGACGACACTCAACCCAACTTTGGTGAAATTATTGGAACACAATTAGAAGATATCAATATTACAAAGGATTCGTTTGAACCGTTGCGATTAGACACGAATTATTTCCAAACACCACTGTATTTTATGTTTGGTTTTAAATGCAATCCAACCAAATCACTATTATTTGATACTGATGAATCCAACAGTATATCCGATGTAATGGAAAATATGATATACATTTACGAAAATAACTTTACAACAGGGTTTTCATCGTTGGCCATAGAAACCACTATGAAATTTGCGTTTTTAATGAACAATACCGACGATATAGAGATAATCAACACCACACCAATACCAAATTATAATATACTAGTTAATAACCAACAAACGTCTGTTATCAGTGCAAATACCACCGATATTATTACTTTGTTTGTTACAATTAACAATGGTGTCACAAACAGTAAGGTAAATTTACGTTTTGTAAGTAATGATATTATATTTAACACGTTTGTTCCGTTGTTTAAGGAAGTAAATGGAACGCAATATTTATTAAGTTCTCGTCCTAGTGGATTAAATCCTGAATTGTATATATTTAATGTGTCGGTGTTTAAAATTTCAGCAGTAGATAGGATAACGCGTTCCACTACAAGTGTTATTAGTTTAAACGGTAGTCGTGAAATCGAACTGTTTATTGAACCAGACTTAAAAGAAGAGTATTTTGGAGGATTAACACCGATACCACCTTTAAAAATCAATATTACAAATGAAAATCCCACTATTTTTGATATGACAAATCAAGTATTATTTCCAGACATTTCCGGAACAGATATCAACAATACTGTATTTACTATAACAAGTACGTCCAATCCAGACAATTTAAATAATTTATTGTTTGTTACATTTGATATTACAACGGATTCTAGTTTGTTTCAAAATTTAACCATTCCCAATATTTCAATACAGGTTGCAAGTATTGTATCCAATACAACCAAATCATTTATAAATACGGCTGGTTCAAATATTTCATATAATCCTACTATTGTAATATCGACCGCGCCCGGAACCATTCAAGATTTATCAAGTGCTACACTTTTAGGTGTCAATCAACAAGCAGTTATTACCCCTCAAACTTATATTTTTAGTGTTAAAGTAGTAGATGAACAGTATGTTATTGAATACGTTGAAGATTTACAGGTTGAACCCATAGTACGAAGGTTTAGTTCAATAGAAGATATATTTTTTGAAGCATACGAAGGTGATATTTACGTATTTGATACAAGCGATATTACCAATCAAAACCATGTTCTGGCATTTTTCACAAGTTCCACTATTACAGGAAACAATCAAATTACAGATATAGAAAGTGTAGTGTATAATGAAAATATTAATCAAGGAGATGAGGGTTCTACCGTTCGTTTCACAATCCCTCCTCATTCTTCGTATACTGATGTGTATATTGCTGATTTTCCATCTGGTGAAGACCAATTAAATAAATTAAATGGTTTATGTAGGATTCGTATCTTGCCAAATCCCACAAATATTGACGTGGGAACATTTAATTTTACGCAATTAGTAGGAGATGGGACAAGTACAATGTCACTGGTTCCTACATTAGACCCTAGTAGTATACCAGTTCAAGGTATAAATATACTAAACATTGATTTAGATGTCAATAATACAGACGCAAATCGTGTATTGGAGTTGTTTTCAGGAGAAAAAACACCAATACCTGAAATAGTGATAAATTCTATTTATTTGTCAAAACCAACCAATGTAACATTTAATGTTTTTAATAAAAATTTTGTGTCTATTACATGGAAATTAAACGGTGGAACCATTTATCCGTTTGCTGACCCACGCAATAGTAGGTTTCCAATTAGTGTATATTATAATATATATAGAGAAGATGCTGATACTGCCAATATTGAATTAATAGGAACCAGTTTATTAAATACATTTACCGATACAAATACTATAAATTTCAATAATTATAACTATTTTATAGAATCGGTGGCAACTTGGGAAGGAATGACAATGACGTCTGAACGAAGTGATGCTTTGTTTGTCTTTGTATGTGAAAACAACCGTTTCCCTGATGGACGTTGGAACAATTCATTTTCCAATCCCAAACTATACAAAGAACTTTCAACATGTTCTACTCGTAATAACATAACTACCAACTTATTTCCAAATTCATGGTCTCTAAGTAAAAAACAAACCTATGCTCGTCTATCAAAGTTGGCAATTAACAAGCGCTAACAAGAGTAGTAATTTTGATGCACAAACAACAAAACAACACAAACAACACAAACAATAAAAATAATTTATAAAAATCATATAATTTAATTATTTATATGATTTTATTGATACTTATATAGTTTTATTGATATTTATTCAATTATTTCCAAATCGTTTATATTCCAATATTCACTGGCTCCATTTGGCATTGGTCTTCGTATTATAAATGGTATTTTGCGTTTCATAAGTTCTTCGTTAGCAATAGTTAGTCCATCTATCATGTTACTATCCACTGGTATAAAAGGTTCCGCACCACTGTTAATTTGTTGAGCACGTATTCCAATTATCTTTGCTTTTTCATATTTGGTTAAGATTGGAATAGTCTTGTGTAGAGGGTCTATTATATTACCATTTTTATCTTTTACAACATTAGACAAGGTTTGTAGTTCTTCTTCTGATATTTGAACTACTTCTGGATGGTAGTCTATCAATACATTTTTTTCTGTGTATCCTTCTAATTTCTGCAAGTCTTCGTCGTCATCTTCTTCTTCTTCACTTTCTTCATCGTAGTCATCATCGTCATCTACCATATCTTCTTCTTCTTCGCCAACCTTTTCTTCACCGTCGTTTTCGTCATCTACTGTCAAATCTTGCGGTTCATCTTCTTCGCCAACCTTTTCTTCCCCATCATCAATTGGCATTTTTTGTGTAGATTCTACTACTTTATTTTCATCATCTGGAGTTGTAATTCCAAAGAAATCCGTTACTACTTTTGTATTCATTATGTAATAATAATAGACTTAATTTTAATTAATATTAATTTTAATTAATAAAAATTAATTAAAATCAATTTTATATTTGATAGTTTCTATCAATGATATGTTGTATAAATCATTTATTCGTTTTTCCAAACATTGTCGCATAAACAGCACAAATACATATATTTCATATCCAAGTCATCGTATCGGATAGTAACAATTTTGGTATCATGACTTTCTCCTTCTTTATTACAAATACAGTCATCGTTAGGACATTTGATATTTTTAACCTCAGGTAGTGTAGGGTCAAGTTTTGTGTATTCATTTACAATATCTTTGTAATTTTCTTGTTTTTTATTGATGTAACTTTTAGATACACAAATCAATGATTTATCTACTACTAAATCTGTATCTTCATAATTACATTGGCGACAATAATATACTAAATTGTTTAATTGTGTTGAGCCTCCCTCACTCAACTTAATGTAGTACATATTATTACACTTATTACAGAAATGCATGTTGTATATATAACAATATATATATTTATATTGTGATTTCAATTTTATCATTGTTTGTGTTATATGTGTTTGTGTTATATGTGTTATATGTGTTATATTGTTAATTTATTGAAAACCTTGTTAAACTTTTTAAGCAAATCTCCCTTTTTAAGACATTTTAAATTAATACCATATACACGTGTTTTTATGATTTTATATTTATCTTCCAATAGAAAATCATCAATGGTGTTAATATCGTCTTCAATACTTGATTTTTTTGTTTTAACATAATCAACTATTTCATTTTGAAACTTGTAAAACATACTACTACATATCTTTTTATTTAATACATTTATCAAAGCAGTGTAAATACTTGAGTAACGTATAATTTTGTTGTATGAATTAAATGAACTATCATTTTCTGTAAAACCAGGTTCGTTTAACAATGGTTTATTATGAAACAGCGTAGTCATTGTAAGTAATACACTTGATATCGTTTGACATGAAGACCATTGGGGACCACTCCAAGTATTTAAAATAGATATACACACCTTACCATTTCTATACAAGTTTGGATTAAACCTAACACGGTCTCCATTGGTTAAATAAGTAACTACTGGTGGTGAAAAAGGATAATCGTTTGGATAGTTAAATTCAAAGAAATACATACCATGACTGTATATGGTTTCTTCTGGACCAATAATTAATGCATAACCTTTTTTTATATTATCTGTATCGTGAATGTAGTAAATACCCTGTTCATTTAAAGGATTTTTGCTAATATTAATAACATCTTTTAATAAACGTTTCTCTCCCAAACTTAATGACATTTTTGTTATATTAATATTAAACTCAATATTTAAGTTTGTTCTTTAATATAATACGATATGGATATAGTTGTGCTGATATTTATGTAAATATTTGCTTTGGATTGATAAGTCAGACCATTATAGGTATTATATAACTATAACAATCATATACTTACATCTCAATTGTTCAATAAAATTGATTTAAAAAAAAAATAATATTTTACATTTATACAAAATGTCCTCTTTAGTTGAATTTCTAAAACAACATAAGGCTCAAAAAGGGGGTCCATATACCCACACCAGAATTGGTGATAAAAAAGCAAATGTATATGCTGGTTCCTACAATATACCCCACTCAGAAACAAAGAAATTTCATAAATTGTACATTCAACACGTATTTAAAAAAAATCTACCAGAATACCTCACAGAAGCTCAAGACAGAGAAAATGGTGGTCCCATTTTAACTGATTTTGACTTTCGATATTCCACCGAAATCACCGAACGACAACATTCCGAAGAACACATATATGATATTGTTGATTTGTATTGTGAAAAATTAATTATGCTTTGTAATCTTGACAAAAAGACATTTAATGTATACATCTTTGAAAAACCAGACATTGTTCCAAAGGAAAACCTGGTAAAAGATGGTATTCACATGATTATTGGTATCCATTTAAGTCATGACAAGCAAATGTTGTTGAGAAAACATGTATTGGAATGTATTGGAAGTCAAATATTGGATGATTTGGACCTACAAAATACTCCAGACAATGTGGTAGACGACGCTATTACATCTGGTAGAAACAACTGGATGATGTATGGTTCCAAGAAGCCAAACAATAAGGCATATAAATTAACGTATTATTATAAGATAACAGTAGACCAAGACGGTCATAGCATTGAAGAACAAGATGTCAATAATATTAAACCAACAAAAGCAGTTCGTATATTCAGTCCACGATATTTGGACTGGCCCAAAGCACACTTAAAACCAGAGTATGAAGAAGAACTTAACAATGTATCCTCTTCTGGTGGAGGAGGAACAGCAGGAATTATGTTGGGACAGCGATTGATTGATGTTCCTGCTTCTCTTAGCAATTACACATCCCGTGAAAACTTAGAAGCAATTATAACTGATAAAAACTCTTTGATGCAAGTCATGGAAATGACATATGCGTTTTTGGAGAAAAATCATCCAGACATAAAGGAAATACACGATTACACTATGGCGCTTCCAGAAAAATACTATGCGGAATATTCGTATTGGGTAAATGTAGCAATGGCTTTAAAAGGAACCAATCAACTATTGCTTCCTACATTTATTCACTTTTCCAGTCAATGGGAACGATTTGATTATGGTAATCTCAGTGATGTATTGGATAAATGGGATAGTATTGGATTTACATCTGGTAAAAAATTAACTCATTTAAGTATTCGTTATTGGTGTCAGATGGACAACAAAGCAGAACATGACCGAATCCGTGAAAATTCCACGGATGTTTACATTAAGCGGACCTTAACTGGTGGACCGCAAAACTCTGGTGCAGATTATGATATGGCTGTATTGGCAAAGCATTTATACAAAGACCAATTCCGTTGTGTATCTATTAAGAAAAATATATGGTATACTTTTCAACGAAACAAATGGCATGAGTGTGATTCAGGAAGTGATTTAAGGAAAAACTTGTCAAGTCATTTGGCGAGAATTTATATTGGAAAAGAAAGGGAGTGTATGATGAAAATAACTGAATTGGGGGCAAATATCACAGAAGAACAGCAGAAACGACTTACAACACAGGCAGCAACATTCTGTAATGTGGCGTGGAAGTTAAAGGGTTGTACTTCTAAAAATAACATCATGACGGAATGTAAGCACATGTTTTATGACAATCAACTACTAAATAAATTAGACACTAATCCAATGCTTCTTTGCTTCAACAATGGTGTTTATGACTTTGATACAGACATGTTTAGAAATGGATTGCCTGAAGATTATATCTCACTAAGCACCAATATAGACTATATTAAGATTGACAATGAAGATCCAAAACATACTCAACTAATGGACGAGATTAACGATTTTATGGCAAAGTTGTTTCCAGACCCAAAACTAAGGGATTATATGTGGGAACACGCTGCGTCGTGTTTAACTGGTAACAACTTAAACCAAACCTTTAATATTTACACTGGTGTAGGTAGTAATGGTAAATCAATGTTTGTTAAGTTGATGGAAAAGGTAATGGGTGATTTAAAAGGAACTGTTCCAATATCATTGATTACGAAAAAGCGTCAAGATATTGGTGCTTCATCGTCCGAAGTGGCTTCGTTGAAGGGATTGCGATATGCATGTATGAATGAACCTAGTAAAGGTGACAAAATCAATGAAGGTATTTTAAAGGAGATAACTGGTGGTGACCCTATACAGGCTAGACAATTGTATTCTGAGAGTATTACATTTACTCCACAGTTTAAGTTGGTATGCTGTACCAATCATTTGTTTGAAATAAAAGCACAAGATGATGGTACATGGCGTCGTATTCGACAGGTTCCATTTGAATCGAAATTTGTAAACAATCCGTCTAACAATCCAGACGATAATGAGTTTAAGAAAGACAAAACGTTGGAAAAGAAACTTACGTCATGGGCACCTATCTTTATGGGTATGTTGGTTGAAATAGCACGTAAAAACAAGGGACACGTCAATGATTGCCCTAAGGTGATGGAAGCCAGTAACAGTTACAGACAACGTAGTGACTTCTTAACCAAATACGTGAATGAATGTATTAAAAGGACAAACGACCCAAATGATACGTTGTCTAAAAAGGAAGTTAAAAACAGTTTTAAAGAATGGTATGAGAGTAGTTTTGATGATAAGATGCCTCCATTACAAGACTTGTACGATAAGTTGGATAATATATGTGGTAAGTATAAATTAAGAAAATGGGTTGGAGTGAAAATAATATATGATTTCGACTACCCTGATGAATAAACAAAAACAAACATAACAAACAAACATAATTAATATTATAATTTTTTATATTATTAATTGTAATCAAGTTAATTTGAAGTAATAAAGTAAAGAAACGCTGTTAAAGCTAATGTACCAATAGCAATGATAGAGTATAGTGTATCAATAAAATGGTATCGTTTTGCGTAAAGCATTATAACACCTACAATTTGTCTTAAAATTATTGGGATAAGAGAGAAAGCAATTAAAACCATGTAACCTGATTTCTCTACTTCATAATGTTTGTTGTATATAAAAAATATAACCAAACTAATAAACACAATCCAATAAATTGTGTTAAGAATATTAATAACTTCTCTATAATTATCACTTGTTTTATCATAAAAAGTAGCATGTCTATAGTCTACTTTCCCTTTTCTAACACTTTCTCGCGTCCCTTTATCAAGTAATTCACTTGTGTCTATAATTTTTTCATTTATTTTTTCATTATGTGTTTGTTGATTTTTTCTCTCTTCTATCATTTTACGGTGAATAAAGTCGTCGTAAATCAAGTTGTCTAATTCTTGATTAAATTTACATGCTTTTGTGTATGACATACCGTCTATTACAGTGGTGCTTGTTTCACAACTATTAAATACATCTTTGTTTTTGTTCCAGTCACATTCACCTTCATCGTTTAATCCCATTCCTTCTATCGTATTATTAAATAAGTTTTTTAAACCAATACTGTCAAAAAATCCAACACTAGACAACTCTTCGGCATCTTCTTCATTTTGGTTTGTGTAGTTGGAAAAGGATTCTAATGCTTTTTTTCTTTCTTCTCGTTTTATGTCTAAATAATATTCCATACCACACCGTGTTTTATCTGTATCGTCATGTAAATTACACCCTCCTTCTTGGTAATACTGCATCTCTGCCTTCTTTATACGTTCTGGTAAACTTTCGTACTGATTTTGTAATGTATAATATTTATCTTTTTTTTCTTGAATTTTTGCTTCTTGTACTGCCTTATCAATATTACTAATCATTGTTTTCTTATACATTCATTAGAATAAAAATAACATTAACTTTGTAATTTTAATGTTATTGTAAAAATTCAAGTGGTTGTGTTATATGTTATATGTTATATGTTATATGTTATATGTTATATGTTATATGTTATATGTTATATGTTATATGTTACTTAATTTATAAAACTGTAGTGATGTCCATTAAGGTTGTCTTCGCTTCCATTAACAAACGATTCGCATATCAAACTTTTAAAAAGGCCTGATTTTGATTTTGGATGTTCCCCCAACCCACCATCGTTTACATTAAATCGTTGGTCATATACCTGGTCAAATTTATCATAGTCGAAATCGTTTCTTCTTAGGTTGAAAAGAATATCATAGGATACAAGATAAATCATAACAGCGACTACCAAAATAATCAATCCAAATATAATAGTATCTGGTATAACTGGTATTTTTTGTCGGGTAAACAATAGCAAACTAACAATAAGCAAACTAACAAAAATTGTTTTAAAAATAGAAATATGTGCGGTGTAACGGTCATACTCCCATTCACTTGCTTCCACCAATCGCCGTTTATTTTGCTTTTCTTGTTTGATATTATTGATGTGGTCGGTTAAATTTTTGGTTTCTTTTTTAAATATTTTTATGGAAGTTTTTTTATCTGCTAAATTTTGAGTGGTGTCGTATCGTGTTTGAGTCAGTTTGTCGGCATAGTCATTTGAAGCATTTTCTATTTTGTTTTCAATCTTAGTTAATTCTTGACATTTATTACCGCTACTATTTGCTTGACATTCCATTGTTTTAAGGTCAGATACATATTCATGTAATTGTGTAAATGGGTTTACACTAGGTTCTGTCATTATATATATAATCATTATAATTTATTCACTGTAATCATTATATTTTTATTTACAACCTGCCTTATTAATCTTTGGTTGCCAAAGCAGCCACTGTGACACCTGCAGCAACAGCCAAACCAGCCCAAATACCATATTCAATGTTTTTACTTGGTGTTTTGGTTTTCATATCTTCTAAAAATGCATTTATAGTAGCATTGTTTTTCTTAGAGTAAGACATGTTGTTTATTAAATCGTATAAAGTTTGATTTTTTTGCATAATATTTTTCTGTATTTCTTTGGAAGGTTTATTGTATGTAGAACCAGGAGCGTTTCCATTGAAATCAATCAACATATCTCGTTGTGGTTTATGCTTAGATGTTAATTCGTTTAATTTATTTTCCAATGGAAATTCTGGTGATGCTCTATAAATAATATTATCAATGTATTCTTCCTTTGCGGTTTCGTATCGTATCAATGGGTTGTGTTTTACTTCACACTTGTAGCAAGGGTCTGCACCATCCATCATATTTGCGTTGATGTCTTCAATTGATTTGTAGTCGGCACATTGTGTTTTACATGCGTTTGAAAATCCTTCTACTGTGTCATCTTTTTTAAACAAAAACTGTTTTCTTTTTTTATTTTCTTCATCCGCCTTTTGAGAATCTTCTGTTAAATACCTTCCCATTTTAGTACCATCACATACTATTTTATTGTTACTTACGCTACAATCTTTACGAATGTAATTTTTCATTCCATCATTACACGCTTCTGATAATTTATAGGGAGAGTAATCTTTGTATGATTTATCATTAATATCTACCTTACTACTGGTTTTAAACATAGAACAATTATTTACTTTATGGTCTTCTACTTTTTTACCTTCTAATTCATCAGGGTATCGGTATGTTTCCGTCCATTTACAAGTTTCCCATTTAGCAGGGATAGTTACTTGTTTTCCTTGTTTAACAATCCCTCTTTTATAACGTTGAACTTTTCTACATCTTTTACCACAATAACCATACCAATAATATGGGACACATATTCTTGACCCCCACCAAAGTCGGTAGCATCTCCGTCTGCGTTTCCAACAGTAATATGAAGAGCATACCCTTTCTTTATGCGTTGGGATATTACCGTATTTATGGGGTGGTTTCCATACTTTATAACTTGCTTTTATTTCTTCATTACTTGTTTTTGGTATTGTTTTTTCGTATTCCTTTTTCCACTTATCATATGGAACGGAAAATGTTTTGCTTTCCTTTAAAGACATGTCTCCTGGTAGATTTGCCTGATTTTTAATTTCACATCCTAAATAACAAGCTTCTCTTTCTTGTTCAGAATAACGCTGATCACAGTATCCTTTACACTTTCTAAATGCTTCATCGGCGTTTTCTGAATTTTTCTTTACAATACTACTATATAATACAGGAGCTTTTTTATCAATATCTTTTAATGGTTCAGCACGTTGTGTATTTCCTTCAATAATAGGTTTACTTATGTTTTTATGTTTGATAAAAGATTTCCCTTGTTTGGTAGTCATTATTTATATATATAAATTTATAATATAATTTAATTATATTATAAAATTATGGTAGGCGATATTAGTTTCATTATAATACATTAATTTCTGTTTGCAATCATTTTGGCAATAAAGTAAATCAAAGCAATGGATGATATACCAAACAAACCATATTGGAGTTGTAGCATAGTAATACCTTTCATAAACTCATCTTGAGAAATATTTAAAGCATTTACTTTGTCGGTGTAATATTTGCTTTTTTTAACTAATTCGTCATAGTCCATTAATTGTTTGCTTAATTTAATTGCTTCTTTGTTTTTTTCAAACGTTAATCCTGATGTGTCTGACTGTTCTTCCATTTGTTGTGCTTGTAAATCTCTAAGTTTACGCTGTGATTCAAGGAGTTGTGCGTATATCATTTGTTCTTCTGAGTCAAGTTCATATTGCAAGCATTGGTCATCGTTTGTAGGGTCTATTTCTCCTTCTAAAAATCCAAACATACGTTTTTCAACAACAGGGGGTGTTTTGGGACACGTTGGGTGAAAGTTCACATGTCGTGGTTTAAATGTACTGTCACCTATGCTATTTACATATTTATAATAATTTTTGTTTTGATTTACAAAATAAACGGCACCGTCTATTACGACATTGCGTCCTTGGTCATTTATATTTATTTTGTTATTTGTTTTGATTTTTTCATTTAATAAAAATATTTTTTGCTGTTCTACTTTGATTTTTTCACCAATAGTAGTTGGTTCACATCCACTAAAACTAAACAAACCTGTCGCATTATCACATGATACAGTTGCTTTTTTGTTTTCATCGTATGTGCAACTGGCACCTTCTACTACATCAGAATCGTTTGGGGGTATCAAATAATTGGCATATTTTATATCGTTTCTATCATTGAGAGTACAGTTGTTTTGTTGATTTTGATTGCCTTCTATTATTTTAGGTTTAAACAAATATTTAATTTTATTATTGATAAATTCATCGCCTTGTTTTAAATTGTGTTTGTCTGATTTCATATCCATAACATTATTTAAAAGATGTTTGATTGGTGTCATATAAATATCATACAGAAGTTTATTTTTGTTATATGTTATATTATTGAATAAATATAACATAATGTTAATGTTATTATTAGTGTTATTATTGTTTTCCTCTCATTAACCTAACCGCGTAATACCCCATAAATCCTATGCCTAAAACATAATAAATTAAATGCATGGACAATGTGGTGTTTTCTTCGTATATATTTTTCTTTAGTTCTGTTCCAGACAAGTATTTACCAGATGTTGTTTTTAATTGTTTTTCCAACCTTTCTAAATCTTCTATGGTTTTTGTTTGATTTGATGTTATTTTAGACAAATCGTCTACTACATCTTTGTTTTTACCAATGTTTTCCAATAGTTTTCTTTTAAAATCATCAATCATTGATTTTGCGTTATCAATGTTGTCTTTGGTGCTTGTTGGGTCTATGATAGTTTTGTGGTAATTGCATATTAATTTTTCTTTTTCAGAAAGGTGTTTTTTACCTTCTTTATCATAATCTTTTTCAGAAACAATACTCATTTATATATTACTAACAATTTATATAAACTAACAATTAATATAAACTAACAATTAATATAACTTATTTGGTATAAAAAGTAAAAAATGTGTAGATAAGTATTATAATGGTTTTGTAAATTATTGTAAGCAAAATCGGTAGTATTTTGTTGTAATGGAAGTAGGACTAGAACGTGTTATTTCGCACAATTCTCCAGGTCTTAGTCCTATCGCTTGTGCCACAGGGTCAAACCTCCCTATTTCAGGCATTTCAGAGTCACGTGTTATGTTGTATTTTTTGTATACCTCTTTTTTTTCTTTGTCCGATAATACACGGTGTGGTGGGACATTTACGTGGTTTAAAATGTTAAACAAATACTGTTTCATATGATAGATATTTACAAACTGATTGTCATTAATAAATAACATTTTCATACACTTTATCAAAGTATCGTTTGGTTTGTGTTTTGTAAATATAATTAACTCATCGTTTTTGTTTAAAATCTCTTCATTAACAAATATATCTTCTACATAATTACACACATTTCCATAATTAAGTTTTTTTTGTATATGATACTTTACATATATCTTTTTATCAGTAGTTTTATGTTTTAAAAGTAAATCCAATTGTTCATTGGTATACATTGCCTGAATTTCATTGATACTAAAATCATTCCATTCATCAATCTCATACCCACGTGCTTCTAACAAATCAAGAAGGATTTTTCTTGATTTATAAATGTTAGAGATTATTAAACTATTATTATCTTTTATAGTAGTCATTATCTAAAATATATAGATATTTATTTATATATTTTAAGTTATCAATTTTATTTGTTTTATTTGTTTGTTAGACATCTATTTTAATACCTTTTTTAACACCACTGCTATCTCCTTCATCTTCTTCTCCATCATTGTCTTTGGATTCTTTGTTGATATCGTCTACTGTCAATATTTCTAAATCTTTGTTGTCCATTTCTCCTTCATTAATAATTGTAATTTTTGGTTTCTTTAAATCACCGTATATATCTTCTTCATCATCGTATTCGTAATCACTGTCTTCTTCTTCATCGTCTGTGCTTTCATAATCTTCTTGTTCTAACAATCCAGTTTGTATTGGAGCATTTATAGTAGGAACCATAGATTCGGGGGTTGTTGGATTAAATGGGTCATAACTAGGAGATTTTGGAGTAACGCTGTCCATCTCTTCAGTATCAACTTGTATATTTGGTTTTACATCAGCAGATGATTGTATCGTTTCAATCTTTGATACATCATTTATAAATTTAAACTCGCCACTATTTACATCTTCTAATTTAATATTGTATTGGTCTAAAGCATCTTTTTCTTGTGTAATCTCTACTACATTAAACTTAAAATCATCTCCAAATGTTTTGTTTAATTCTTCTACCTTGACAGTATCGCCTACATTAATAGTAGAATTACCTATTGTTAATGTATCTACAAACACTTGTTCTGGTATACCAGATGTCATTCCCATAGCCATTGGAAGTTTCATATCTCCCCATTCGCCATCATCGTTTGCATTTGCTTCTACATTTACATCTACTATGGTTGTGTTTTTAATTGGTGTAGGTGCTTCTTTTTCCACCAATATAGTGGTTTCTTTAAAGAAATTGTCTTTTTCTGAATTCAATATTTGCTTTTTGTTTTCATTTGCTATTTCATTGAGGTCGTTGAATTTTGTCAATCTAACAATATTGTCACTTTCTTGTAAAGTTGTTAATGCGTCAACGTTATCTTCTGTGATAATTCGCATCTGGACATTCATTGCTTGTAATTCTTGCATCAAAAGTTTAAAAGCGTATGGAACCCTTACGATACTAAAATCTCTCCCAAATTTGCTTACATTTTTGATATTGATTTCATTGTTTACATTGGTGACAAATTTCACTGGACCATCCACAAATGGACTTAGAAACAAGTTGTTTTGCTCATTGTATATTGCGATTGTTCCACTTTTATTACATATTGCCATGTAAAATTCGTCGCCTCGTACCATCATGGATTCGTTAAGAAAGTAGTTTAATCCATGAGCAATCACACAATCGCGGTCCATCTCTCCCACGCGCAATCCACCATTATTTGCTCTACCTTGAACCGTTTGGCGCGTCATAACAGTTCGTGGTCCAGTAGCACGATAGTTAATCTTATCTTTTGGCATATGTTTTAAACGCAAATAATATGTAGGACCAAAGTAAATTTCTGTTTCCAATTGTTCTCCGGTCATACCATTGTAAAGTATTTCATTACCAGAAGAGTGGTAACCAGACTCTACTAATGCTTTCCCAAATAATTCATGCTTGGGTCCTTTCTGCATAAAAGCGGTACAATTACCAAACCCGCCATAAATAGCTGCTGTTTTACTAGTGATGGTTTCTACCAAATGACCAATTGTCATACGACTAGGCATAGCATGAGGGTTTACGATAATATCCGGACGAATACCATCTGCTGTGGTGGGCATATCTTTTTCGTCTAAAATGATTCCTATAGTTCCTTTTTGACCGGCGCGACTACAAAACTTATCACCAATTGCTGGAATACGTTCCGCGCGAATTCTTACTTTGGCAATCCTTTTTCCTTCTTCTCCTCTTGTAATAAATGATTTATCTACATAGCCAACTTGTCCTTTCTTTGGAGTAACTGAATCATCACGGAAACTACCTTCATTATCACCAAATAATGGTGATGTTTTTCCAATAACAATTGTTTTTTCCGTGACTTCTTCATTTTCCTTGATTAAACCGGTTGTTTTGTCTAATTTGGAGTAATCGTATCCTGGTTTTAAATCAATGACATTGTTGTCTTCAATATTCATAAAGCGTTTGTCAATAACAGCATTTCCCACGTTTTTGGTTTCTTCGTGGTCTTCATACATATTGTAGTAAGTAGTGCGAAACAAACCACGTGCCAATGAACCTTTGTTGACGATAACAGCATCTTCTACATTAAATCCACTATAACACATAACAGCTACAATTGCGTTTTCACCGTATGGATGTTGCTCTTTTGTGGCATAATCCAAATATTTGCTTTTTGTAAGAGGAATTTGACCGTAATTTAGCAAGTATGATGTTTTATCAATGCGGTTTCTAAAATTGCTGTGAAACATAGAAACACCTTGTTTTGCTTGACCACATGAAAAAGCATTACGTGGGTAAGGATTGTTTTCAGGGAAAATGATTTGATTTGCCATTACTCCTAAAATCAAGGAAGGGTCTATTTCTTGATGGGTAACACGGTCTTTTACGTAATTATCACGTGATGTAGTTGATTTAGCAATGTAGTTTCCTTCGCATTCTATGGTGTCTACATATTCAACCACAGACGATTGTTTTTTCAATAAACTATCTGGAGCATTTTTAGGGTCCATCAATTCGTAATTTCCAAATCCTCCTACAATTTGTTTAAAGGTGATTTTTTTGCCGTCAAATCGTTCCTTAACTTCAGGACGTTCATGACTTAATACGTTATCACTATGCATGTAATACAATGGGCGACAAGGACGTCCAGAGTCAGTCCATATAATGATTTCATTTTTCTTAGTGTTGAATGATATACTGGTGTAAATATCAATAATACTGTTGCGTTTCATTAGTCTCAACTTTTCAATGATTTTCATAGGAAAGTGAGCAGAACCAACCCAAGCACCATTTACAAATACTTTACTTAGAATTGCTAATTCTTTGTAGGAGCATTCGCTCAATAATTTCATTCCTAATTCCCTTGCCAATTTAATGTAAGGTTTGCCACTGGTTCCACTGGTAATAATGGTGGAAGTAGACAAATGTTTGTGTAATCCTACGTTGCCTCCATCTGGTGAGTGAAGAGGACATAAATATCCCCATTGTGTTGCGTGAAGCAATCGTGGTGCTACTACTTTGGCACCTTCAGCAGCAAGTGGTAGGTTGGTTTTTCTTAACTGACACAAGGCAGAGAAAAAAGACAAACGGTTCAATCCCTGAACCAACCCCAACCGTTTGGTGTGTTCTTCTGCTCCCCAATTTCCTTTAAACCCTTTACGAAACCCTTCTTCTACGATGCGTTTTGCAAACATTTCATTGGTGTTGTTTAAAATCAAGTTTTTAAAGTCCATACCATGATATGTTTCACCATTATTAGATTCGTAGAAAAATTTGGAATCAATATAAAGGTTGATTGCTTTTAATTGTTTAGTGTAGTATTCGTTAAACAATTGTGAAATAAGAGTTCCTGCTATTTCTATGCGCTTGTAACCATAACTGTCTCTATCGGTTGGTTTTTCATTTTTATTTACAACCAATAGCAATTTTTTAACAATATAACCTAAATACAATGCTTTGTCTTTAAAGTTTAATTCTCCAATGTGAGGAATAAAGTAAGAAGAAAGCATATCTAGTACATGACTAATTGTTTTGTGCTTCATTAATTCGGCAATAAATTTAAGTGCTTGAGTTTGTGTAAAAATGCGTCCAGCATGATGAACACATGGTCTAAAATATTCTACCAAATAATCATATTTCTCTATGTCAAGCAAGCAAGTTTCAATGATTTCTTTGTCGGATGTGATACCCAATGCTCTCATAACTATAAACAATGGAACTGGTTTTCTAACATTTGGGATATTTACTACAATTTGTCCATTAGACATGGTGGGTTGAGGTGCTACCATTCTTACTGAAAGGGTGCGAATTGGTTTTGAAGAATCTTCTGAAACGGAGCGTATTTCAGCAGCGTGACTGTAAAATTCACTGTATCCTTCTTTTACATATAATATGTTGTCTGCCCTTCCTTCTTGACTCATGATAACCTTTTCTTTTCCATCAATGATAAAATATCCACCAATATCATTTCTACATTCACCTAAATTAAATCGTGCTTCTGGTTGTAATCCTCTTAAAAAGCAAAGATTGGATTGAAGCATAATTGGAAAGCGTCCTAAATATATTTTTTCCAATGTAATTGTTTCATTGTAAACATCGTATTTTCTAGGAATACCAGCATGTTCTTCGGATGGAAGTCTTAGATTTTCATCACCACTGTTGTTGTCTATCAATATGGTATAATCAATAACAACATCATAGTGAATTGTAAATCCATATGTCATGTTGCGAACTCTTGCTTCATTTGGATACATATAATGTTGACGCTCTCCGTCTTCGTCTTTATCATAAATAATAGGTTTTCCATAGTAGATACGGTCGGCATTTTTTCCACCAAAGTAAATATTTGCCTTGTGTTTGTAAATCTTGTGTTTTTCGTCTTTTGTTCTGTAAAATTTCATAGGGTTTTGATTTTTAAACACTTCTTTAATTCCACTATCGAAGAAACGGTTATATGAATCTAAATGGTGTTTTGTAAGAAAATTATCATTTTCTTTAAACATTTTATCTATAATTGTCCAAGATATAGAATCCATACTTATATATTATCTATAATGAATTTTTTAGATTATTATTTTAATAGTTTAAAATAATAATAAATTTGTAAATACAATTCATGAAACATCTCTCCCTTTTTAATTTCTAAAAATTAAAAAGGGAGAGATGTTTCATACACATATAAGAAATATTTATAAATGTAAATGTTTATCTTGATTTACTTGTTTGCTTACTTAATTATTTACTTACTTCAACAAAACAAGTGTCAACCCAATCAATACAAACATTCCTATTATTGGCATCAATACCAGTAACCACGACAATCCACTGAATCCTTTTCTGCATAGTAGATTAAGTATCCAAGTCCATAAAAATACATACAATATCTTTATGGCAAAAAATGCTAAATTATGACAAGGTGTTTTTACAACCATGTCTCCTATACGATATACAGTGTTATCCTCACAATTTTGAATCAACATTGATATAATCGCAACAAGTGAAATTGCTAAATACAATTGAGCAGGTGTGCATATGCTATTAAACATTTTGATAGGTCTCATTATATATTAATATAATAGATAATAATAGATAATAATAAGTGTTTATAGATAATAATAAGTGTTTATAAATAACATAATTAGTTTTCTGGTGAAACAGCATCTGCTTGTAATTTGGAAGCAGCATGTAATGATTTTACATCAATAGGTTCTGGATATTTAACCAATGATTTGCTCATTTCAGGATGAACTGCTGGATTTGCGGTAACTGTTTTTTCAGCACCCGTAGCACTAGCCAACGCATTTTTAGCAGAGTTCATTATACCATTCTTAATAAGAGGAACATCACCCAATCCAAACGTATCCCACATACTACCACCATTTTGGTATGGAGTTGGTATACTTGAATTTAAATTTGTTGATTCAGGATATTGTTGTTGTGGATTGGAATTGTTTGGAATGCCTGTAACTTTCTCTCCCATATTGGAACCACAACCTCCTTTCATTTTAAGTTTCAATAGTTTGGGTTTTCTTTTAACCAATTGTTTACGTTTAATAGTTGATTTTCTACGAGTCGTTTTTTGCTTTTTTACCCCCTTTCTAGTTTGCTTTCCTTTCTTTTTTCCTTTGGATTTAGGTTTTCCACTTTTACCTTTGACTTGCTTCTTGTTTTTCTTAGTAATTGCCAATCGTTTGCGTATGGTTTTAACTTTTTTATACTTATTAAAATGAACGCGTTTGGTTTGCTTTTTATCAGTCTTGGATTTCCTCAATATTGATTTAACCATTATTTATATATATAAAAATAGATATAAAAAATGTATTTGTAATAGTAATTGTATTTATAGTAATATATTAATAAATATCAATATGAGTTAGCATATGTCGTCGGCAACATATTTTATTTAAATGTAACTCATCCATAACTTCACCTTCTGGTGTTTTTTTAATGTTATTTTTTGTCATGTAAATTACCTCATTTACATCTAATCCCCTAGATGTTTTTATTTCATTTACTCGTTGAGTATAATACAAGTATTTGTCTGCTAGAACTTTTCCACATGTAAAACATTTAATAGGAACAATCATTATTTATTATTAATATAATAATATAATAAATAATTTTAAATCAATTTTATCACTATGTTTATTTATGTATTTATTACTCTATCTTATGTTTTTTACCTAAAAAATAGTATTCATCATATTTCATACCATTTTTATCTTGCTTAAACATTGGACCACTTTCGTCTCCTTCAACACATTCTGCTGTATTTTTATTTTTTGCCCAAACACAACATTTTGCAACATTACAACCAGGTTGCTTACCCTTTCCTAAATTACTACAAACCCCTTCCAAATCATCTTTATTACACAAGTCATCAAATTTATTTGTCATACCTTCGTATATTATTTCAATTGTATCTACTTTTTTATTTTCACTGTTTTTCAACATACCATTTATATCTTCAAACGTCATTCCATACAAAGAAAGAGTAAGTAATAAAATAATAATCAATGTAATACCAACCAATATCTCTCCCCAATTGCTTTTTATAGATTCAATCATTGAACCAAAAATATTTACCATATATGATATATTTACATTTTATTAAGTTTTATTGACTTATATTAAGTTTTATTGACTTGATATCATTAAATATATAAACCAATCAATCCATCATTCTTCCATCAATACCATACCTTTTGATGTCTTGGTTTTGCGATGAACTATTTTATTTTTGGTAACCTTTAAGTGACAACGTTTGCATATTGGTATTAAGTTAGAAGCATGATTTTTATGAAACCACTTTTCCTTTTCTTTAAAGAAACCTTGTTTATTGGAATATTCTTGAGGATTTAAATGATGAATGTCATCTGCTTTATTGTTACAATTTACCATTCCGCATATATTTTTAATAATAGTTGTATTGTATCTACTTTGTGTTTTATTAAGAACTGACTGATTTTTATTATGAATTCTTACACTATACGCCAAATCAATAAAATCATCAGGCATATTAAGCGATTTACAAACTTCCAAACCATACATACCTTCACCAGGACCCTTTTCTAACTTTCTTTTATACACCAACATATCATTTGATTTATCGTATTGAACCGACATATGATACATTACCAAGTTTTCATTTAACAATTCTTTAATTCTAGGAATATTAACCAACTCATGAAAATGTGTGGCAAAAATAAAAGAAGATTTCCGCTTACACAAATAATTTACACCACTTGCGAACAATGCCAATGCGGAGTCTATTTCTGTTCCAGAACATAATTCATCTCCCAACACCAAACTGTTTTCACAACAGTTCATTAGAATTGTCCTTAATTCACACATTTCCACCGCAAATGTACTCAATCCTTTAAAAATGTTGTCATTTCCCAAAATCCTAGTAAATATTGATTTATAAGGAAAATAAGTAAAACTACTACAAGGAACAAACATTCCCGCTTGTGCCAACACCACTGTAATACCTATTGATTTTATTAAACTTGATTTTCCGACCGCATTTGTTCCATACAACAAAATACCGTTTTTATTTGTTTCCAATGATACATCATTTGGAACATATGCTTCTTCTTTATTTAAATGCTCTATCAATACATGTCTGATATTTTCAGCATTAAAATAAGACACTGTTTCATACTTGTCTTCTATCACTGGTTTACAGTAATTGTATTTCATTGATATGTGACACTTTGTAAATAAAATATCCACATTTGACATGTAATTTATAATAGTTGTAAATTCATTGTAATAAGATTTAAGGATTTCAGTAAATTTATTAAAATATATCTTAATTAATTCCTTCATATTACTGGCATCTTGCATCATAGAAAAATACAATTGATTTAGTATTGGACTACTCACTTTTTTATTTCCGGATGTTCCCGTACTATATTTAAAATTATGTAAATCAAGTTCAAACTCTACAATACTTTTATCATAACCAGATGTAAATTTTAAAATAAGGTTTTTCTTTTTTCCATCTGGTAAATATTTGTTTAAGTAAGTTGTGATTTGCTTTTTAAGTTTGTCACAACGCTTAGACGTTAACTGAATGTAAATTTCGTGCTTTTCGGTAGAATGAACTCTTACTGGTTCATTTATTAGTTTGGAAAGGTAGTTTTGAATCGTTTGTAATTGTTGTCGATGTTCTACTTGCTTTTTCTCAGCAAGGTCCAAATCTTCATATAATCCTTTATTAAAAATATTAACAATGTTTTTAGGGTCTTCCATACAGTTGTCTATGATAAGCGTTGTTTCAAGTAAATCAATCATTTTTGAAATATCATATACAAGTTTATCGCTACCAGTTTCACTATCAGTTTCACTACCAGTTTCACCATCAGTTTCACTACCAGTTTCACCATCATCATAATTGTTTTCCTTTTTCGCAAAATATTGTCGCAAGACCTTATTTTTCGTAATAGTAGAATACGTTTTTAAAAAACAAACAAATGAATAATAAACCAATGGGATTTCACTAGGTTTCAAGATATTTAAAACGATTTTTCTATACAACTTTTCAACATCTCTTATATTGTTTAACTCTTTTCTATATCCCAAAACACATTCGGGAGAGATGTTACTTACAACATAATCCATAATATCATACTCTTGTGTTAAATACTCTACATTGGTGGAAGGGTGTAAAATCAAATCTTTCATTCGTCTTCTTCCCATAGCAGATTTACAACGGTTCATCAAGTTTAATACCGATGAAAATTTATTATTAGTAGACTGTTCGGTATTTATGATATTAAGTTGCTTTAAACAATGAGTTGCTAAATACACATTATCACTTGTTTTCTCATATGTTGGTTCACTGATACACTTTAATAATTCCTTATTGTGTTGTATTATAAAATCAAGTAAAAAACAGTAAGCACTAGCGCTGTGAATGTAAACGTCCATTTGTGTGTCCTTCATAAAAAAATTATAATCTGGAATTTGGAAAATACTAGAAAATATTTCT